CCGGGACGTTGGACCGCTATGGCTATGTGGATGGCATGAGCACTTTGCTCGACATCAAAAGCTCGATTGAGCTTTACCCAAGCGTCGGCCCCCAGCTCGCCGCCTATGACAAGGCACTTGAAGAACCCGTCATTCACCGCATGGCCGTGCAGCTCAAGGGCGACGGCACCTATGTGGCCAAGCACTACACGGACCAAACCGACTGGCCCGTGTTCTGTTCCCTCTTGACCGTGCGCAACTGGTGCACACGTCACCGCATTACCCCAAACCTTTGAAAGTCTCCCCATGAAAACCACTGACACCGTGACCTATGACGCCAGCGCTGCAATCGTGCTGACGACCGAAGCGCAAAAGCAACTCACCAATGCCAAAGACTATGTGATTGACAGCCACACCATGTTTGAGCTGGCCAGCGACGACCTCATGCACGTCAAGGGACTGCAAAAAGATGTCGAAGCAAAGCGCACCGCCATCACCGGGCCAATCAACCAAGCGGTCAAGGCCATAAACGACTTATTCCGCGCTCCCAAAGAATATTTGGACCAAGCCGAAGCCACGCTCAAGCGTGCGATGGTGACTTACACCAATGAGCAAGAGCGCTTGGCAGCCGAAGCACGACGCAAGGCTGACGAAGAAGCCCGCATCGAGCGCGAGCGCTTGGCCAAGGTTGAGCGCGAGCAAGCCCAAGCGGCTGCGAAGGCTCACGCCGAAGCACAAGCCGCTGCCGAAGCTGGTGACACCGAAGCCGCAGCCAAGTCTATGCAAGCCGCTCAGGATGCCCAAGAACAAGCCGCAATGGCTGCCATGACTGCCAACGTCGTGACCGTCACCCCAACCGTCGAAGCGCCCGCCAAGGTCTCAGGCATTAGCAGCCGCTCGACATTCAGCGCCGAAGTCACCGACCTCATGGAGCTAGTCAAGGCCGTGGCCGAAGGCAAAGCACCCGTCGAGTGCATCGCCGCAGATACCAAGTTTTTGGGTGCGCAAGCTCGCGCATTCAAGAAAGCGGGCCAGCTCTACCCCGGCGTGCTGGCCAAAGAAGAACGAAGCATCGCCGCACGCGCTGCATAAGAAAGAAAAATCATGGCATCAGTCAACAAAGTAATCATCGTCGGCAACTGTGGCCGCGACCCCGAAGTGCGATACCTGCCAAGTGGCCAAGCCGTGGCCAACGTCAGCGTGGCCACTACCAGCCGACGCAAAGACAAGCAGAGTGGCGACATCATCGAAGACACCCAATGGCATCGCGTCACGTTTTACGACCGCTTGGCGGAAATCGCTGGCGAGTATGTAAAAAAAGGCCGACCAATCTATGTCGAGGGACGCTTGAAATATGGCGTTTACACCGACAAGACAACGGGCGTTGAAAAGAACACCTGCGACATCGTGGCCACTGAGTTGCAACTCTTGGGTGGACGCGACAACGCACAAGGTGGCGAGCACGCACCAGCACAACGACAACCAGCACCAGCACCTCAACGTCAGCGTGAAGCCGCACCAGCAGCACGCGGATTTGAGGACATGGATGACGACATCCCTTTCTAGGAAACCAACCCATGAATGAAGCTCAAACACTGCGCGACAACGGCATCACCCGTGCTGTCAACCACGCCGACCGCGTGCACTCCAACTGGTCAGACAACGCCTTCGACGCTCTCAAGAGTTTTGCCAACCTACTTGGCCGTGGCGAACACCTCACCAGCGAATTGGTCCGCGCTCATGCTGAATTTCATGGGCTGCCCACACCACCCGACAAGCGTGCTTGGGGTGCCGTGATGCTCAAGGCAGCACGCGCCAAGCTGATTGTGAAGAAAGGCTGGACAACAGCCACCGACCCAAAGGTGCACTGCAACCCAGTGAGACTTTGGGAAATCCAGTAAGTGAGAAAAAGAATATGAGTAATTTCAAACGCACCGCCGACTGGCTCACTGCCTGCGGAAAAGAACCAAGCACGGCAAATTTGTCGCTGCAAATTGGTTGCGACATCGAAGAAGGCGTCGAGTTTTTGGCGTGCATCGTCACCGATAGCAGCGCCGCGCAATTCTTGTTGAACAAGATTGTTTGGGATATGCAACGACTTGGCCACATGCTCAAGCGTGGCGAAGCCCACGCGCATATCCCGGTTGAGCTGCGCGAAGATGCACTCGACGCGCTTTGCGACCGTGAAGTGACTGGCAACGGCGTGGCCCACTTTGCAGGATTTGACAAGCAAGCCGCCGACTTGGCCGTGCTCGCATCCAATGACGCAAAGTTGGTCGATGGCAAGCCTGTGATTCTGCCCGGCGGAAAAATTGGCAAGCCCGAAGGCTGGACAGCGCCCAACCTCAAGGGGTTTGTGTGATGCGTGTGAAGTACGGGCAGACCACAAAAGCCATTCTCAAGGGACTGGCAGAGCTTGGACCAATGACACGCTCAGAGATTCAAGAAGCCGTGGGCGTTGACAAGGAATCAATCGCGGCCATTGTGTCGCGCCTGCACAAAGACACGCCACGCACTGGCAAGCAAATCTACATCACTGGCTGGGTGTTCGATGCAGAAGGCCAACGCCGCTATCCACGCGCCATCTATGCGTTGGGCGCAAAGCCAGACACCAAGAAGCCGAAGGTAAGCACTTTGGACAACCGACGCCGCTATGAGCGCAAGCGCCACGCATTGTTTTCAATGAACAGCGTTTTCAACATGGGCAAATCACGCGACACGCTGCGAGCCGAGCGCCGCGCTGCCGCATAAAGGGACAACATGAGCGAAGAACACGCACCACTACAACACCGCGAAGCGGGCAAAGGCAGCACCACGCGCCCAACCAATCACGACGCTTTCAGCGAAGGCATGGACCGTATTTTTGGCAAGCGCTCAAAGGTGACTTGCCCCGACTGCGGGAAAGTGTTTTGGCTCAAAGCGGATGAACCGCACATTCACACCTGCACACCAAAGCCATGACTTTTTGGGATATGCCTTTGTTTTTTCACGCCTTCGCGATAGTGCGCATTGCCATATATGCCTTTGCGATTTGGTCATCAAGCAAGAAAGAAAATAATGCCTGATTCAGAATTTTTAAGCCCGGATGAGCTTTTCGAGGTGAGCGGCTACAAGCATGTGGCCAGCCAAAAAGAATGGCTCGACAAGAACGGCTGGACTTATGTGGTCAACGCGGGTGGCAGGCCCGTGGTGAGCCGCCTTTACTCTCGAATGCGCATGGCGGGAATCACCCCAACAGCAACGGGCGTTCAAGTTTCCGCTTGGAAACCCGACTTTTCTGCATTAAGCTGAGGACCTTATGAGACCGAAAACCAACCACCGAGACTTGCCGCCGCGTATGCTGCGCCGCTCGCGCACGCTCAAAAGCGGTAAGGTTTGGGAAGCGTTTTACTACAACGGACGCGACGCAGAAGGCAAACGCGTCGAGATACCGCTTGGCAACGACTTGAACGAAGCCAAACGCAAGTGGGCAGAGCTGGAATGCAAGGAAGCGCCAGTCGAAACGGGCCTCATGCGCTTTATTTTCGACCGCTACGTGCGCGACGTTGTTCCTGCAAAAGCGCCACGCACGCAGAAAGACAATATCGACACCATCAAACACCTGCGCCTTGTGTTTGACGCCGCTCCTATCGACGCCATCACCCCGCAAATCGTCGCCCAATACCGTGACAAGCGCGGAGCCGTGGCACCAGTGCGTGCCAACCGAGAAATAGCCATGCTCTCGCATGTTTTCAACATGGCCCGCGAATGGGGGTACACCGCCAAAGAGAACCCGGTCAAGGGCGTGCGCAAGAACAAAGAAAAACCACGCGACTTTTACGCTGACGACACCATTTGGGCTGCCGTCTATGCTCACGCGTGCGACGAACTCAAGGACGCAATGGACGTGAACTACCTCACGGGCCAGCGGCCAGCCGACGTGCTGAAAATGATGCTCACCGACATTAAGGACGGTGCGCTTGAGGTGCGCCAGAACAAGACCAAGAAGCGCCTGCGCATCATGCTTGAGCAAAACGGTGTGCGCTCAGAGCTGGGCCGCGTGATTGACCGAATCCGCGCGCGCGACCGCAAGGTGGCCAGCCTCTTTCTCGTTGCCACACGAAGTGGGGTGGCGCTCAACAAGTGGACGCTGCGCACGCGCTTTGACGATGCCCGCGAAGCCGCCATCAAGGTAGCCACGGAAGCCGGGCAGTTGGAGTTGGCCAAGAGCATCAAGGATTTCCAATTCCGCGACATTCGCCCCAAGGCTGCATCCGAGTTGCCGCTTGAGCACGCAAGCAAGTTGCTTGGCCACACTGAGCAAGAAATCACCGAAAAGGTATATCGCCGGGTTGGTGAGGTGGTTCAACCGACACGCTGACAATCAAAACCCAGTCAAGAAAAAGGGCTCCGTCTGGAGCCCTTTTTGCATTTGGCGGAAGCGGTGAGATTCGAACTCACGGAGGGCTCACACCCTCGCTGGTTTTCAAGACCAGTTCCTTAAACCGCTCGGACACGCTTCCAAAAACATTACTCAAATTCTAAGGGTTGCGGAAATGATTTCCGCAAGTTGCGGAAACGATTGGCCTAAACCCGCATGGATACTAGCTTCACGAACCGATGCAACAGCTTTCAAGTCTTCCGTGTTTTTCATAAAAATCAACACCTTACAGTGATTTCATTTCCGCAACTAGCTGTCTTTTGCGTACTCTAAGCCGTTGATTTTACTAGGGTGCTGGCAGTAGATGCGGAAACGATTTTGTGTCTCAATGCTTTGGCTTTTTGGTACGCATCGCTGGCTTCTTCTATGGTGTCAAAGTACCCAATATGAAATTGCTTTTTATTGGACGTGATTCGTGCACGCCACTTTTTTGTCTTCTCAAACCAAGTAACACCAATGCGGCTTGAGCTGCTGTCTTGCCGTGGCTTGTGCTTGTTGTGGTTATTTTCCTCTGCCGAAGCAAGCCTGAGATTTGCAATTCTGTTGTCGCAGCGATTCCCATTGATGTGGTCAATGTCCATTGATGGCCATGTGCCGCTGTGTAAAAACCAAGCAATCCTGTGCAACCTTATTTGCTTCCCGTAAATCTTGGTTACAAGATAGCCCTTGCTGTTGCGTGTGCAAACGCGTTTGCCGTTTCTGCTAACTGTTCCAGTCTCTTTGCAGTACAAAAACGTCAGTCTGATTTTGTCTTCAATGTTCATTCTCGCTCCAGTATAGGTTGGCGAATTCCGACTATGCCAAAGCACATCCGCCTGCGGTATCGGCACCATCCATCCGTGGCCGTCACGGTAAGGTCTCCCGCACCAATATTGCCGCCTTGGTGCGCCGTGTGGACTTCACGGTAATGGTGGCGGTGTTAGAGCAAATTCGATTCGGCAGTCCTGCGTTTGACTAGGCCGGGCAGCACGCGGCCACCACCACGCACCCAGCGCATGAGTTGAGTTTTGGCTTGGTCCCAAGCGCCAGCATTGACAACCCGGCGAAGGGTTGACGCCTGCAAGGCACCAAGCCCCACGTTGTAGGCAAAGTCAGCAATGGCGCTCAGGCGGTCGCCTGTGAGGCGTGGGCAAAGTGCCGCGGTACCGCGTGCAAATTTGAGCGCGTCCATGTGCATTCGCTGGTCGGCATACTCTTGGGTCCATGCTCTGCCGGGGAAAACGTCGGGGCCAGTTGAACCCCAGCCACACGTCCACACGCCAGCCGGGCATAAGTACGGAACCAGCTTGCACCCTTCAAAGGTGCGAATCAGCGCATAGAGCGCGGCAAAGTCAGCTTGCTCGTTGGTCACGGGTCAACACGCGTGAAGCGAAATAAAAGCCAATGACAACGCCAACAAGCTGACGGTCCCAATCGGTCATCACCCAGCCAGCGGTATTGAGCGCCACCACCCAAAGGTAAAGCGCGATTGATGCGGCTGCCGGGCGAATAGAACCATTCCACAAATCGACCAGCCAAATGCCCGTCTTCTCGGTGGCCCGGCTGCTTGACAGTAGAAACGCATTGGCCTCGATGCGGGCAATGTCGGCGTCGGCTTGCACCATCACCTCTTTGACGCCTAGCTCTGCTTGTAGGCGGATTCGCTCACAGTCGCGGGCGTGGCGTTTGTCGTCCAACTCGGCTTGCAAGGCGAGCATGGCTTGCTCATGTTTGTGGTCTTGGGCATTGGTCCACACGGCAGCAACTTGCCCCCAAATCATGCGGAAAGCCGCACCACCCAAAAAAGAAAGAATCGCGCTCATTGATGCACCTCCATGCAATGAATGCTATGGGTGGGTGCTATCAACGGCGGATATTTATTCGTCGTCTAAGGCGTTTGACATCACACGCACGCGGCGCTGGCGTAAGGCTTTGAGTTGTTCTGCTTTGGCTTCGTCGTCGTCCTCGCGCTCCATCTGACGACGGATTTCGCTGTTGATTTTGCGCACTGACTTTTCGGCTTGCGAAAACTCCATCATCATGCGGCGGCCTTTTGTCACATCACCATCGCCCAGCTCTGTCGCCACCTCTTTGGCTAAGTCCTGACGGCCCTGTTTGATGTAGTAGTCAAATTGGGTTTTAGCATCGCCTGCCCGCTTGCGGTCGTCATAGTAGGCACGCTCGCGTTGCTGGTCGTCGTTGGCCCCATAGAAGCGACTAGCAAGCGGAACTCGGTTCACAGTCAACTCTTTGCCACGTGCACCAGCTTGCGTCATATCGACGGTCTGGTCTAACGTGCGGCCCGGACCTCCAGTCAGCGTGTAAAAAAAATGCTTCATGATGTCAGGCTCAATGTTGACCATTCCCGGCTTCACTTTGTCACCACCGGTTATGTCATTCAGCATGCGCGATGCGCCTTTCCACACGTCCGGCGTACTTTCAAAGTAACGGGTGTAGGCCGGGCGTGGGTCTGTCTTGCCAAATCGTTCTGCCGATTTGTAGACCGGAGCGCCAGTGAACGATTTATTTTCTGCCACCTGAACTATGGGGTCGAGAACGCTAGGAGCGATCAATTGGCTCACAGATGCAGCTTGCCCCATGGGGCTGAATGCGTCCAAGAAAATGCTGGCCATACTCCATCCGTATTCAGACGCGTTGCGCGGGTCTTTGCGGTTGATGGCGTCTGACAGTAATCGGCCAGCGTTGTGGAAAACGTGTGGTCCGAGTGGCAGCGGTACTTTGACATACTCGCCGGGGCGCATTGGGTTCATGAAAATCCAGTTATGGGATTTCTCAAACTCGGGAATTAGGTCGTAGCGGTTGCGTTTAGTTTCGTCATCATCACCAGCAACCATCCGGTTGAGCATGTCCATCATGAAGCCCATGACGGCCATTCCGCCAACTGCGATACGCGCTGTCTTACTGGTGGCCAGCGCTTGCATCATCCGGGCAGTACCTTGCACACTGGCGTTGAAGAACATAAAGAGCGCATTGACGCTGGGCGTCATATTGCCCTTACGGTTGAAGTTCACCGTTATGTTCTTGGCAATGGTGGCGGCTTTCTGCGTTGAAGCGCCACCTTCGCGGGCAGCTTGAAACACAGACAGGCGCACAGAGTTTTCGATGATGTCGTTGTAGTCGTCTACAAATTCCAACGCCATTCTGGCTAGTCGGCGGGGGTCTGCCTTACCTTGCTGCATGCGTGCAACTTCTTTTTCCAAATCCTTCATGCGAAGGTCTGAGTTTTCAAAGTTTTGCATGTATCCCGTGGTGCCGCCAGCTTCTTGCATTTCCTTGGCATATCGCGCCCACTGACCAACGCCTTCACCACGGACCACGGCGTGCATACCTTTGAATGCCTTGGGCAGGTTAGCCATTACTTGACGCTGCAAGCCTTCGGCGGCGGTGCCCTCCAAGTTAAGCATTGCACCCTGCACGTCGCGCGTAAAGTTCGTCAGCCAGAAAAGCGGGTTGCGCTGGGTCAACAGCGATGCCAAAAAACGCGTGCCCTTGCTAGCCACTTCCAAAATCTTGTTCATCGGCTCGATGTCCAGATTCTTCATGGCCTTGGCCACGGCCATGGCTCGCTCGTTTTTCTTCTCAAAGACGATAAAGTGTTCCTGACCGTAGTCCTTCACCATCATTACGTTGTCGGCTGTTTGGTACAGCGGGTCAATGGCGTTGCGCTCTACCAGTCCGGTGTCCTTGTTGATTCGTGGCTTGGTTGGTGCCATGTCCACCTTCCAGAATTCCGGGTTAGGGTACTGGCGTGCCATGGCTAATAGCGAGCGGCCAACGATGGTTTTCTCTGCGCGAATCACCGCTGTCTCTGCTTGGGTCACGATGTTGGCCAGAATATTGACGACTTCCTTGTTGGAGCCCACGGCACGCTTGGCCTCTGGGCCGCGCACGCTAAACCCCATACCCTTGGGTGTACCATTTGAACCAATGTCGCGCTGCAATGGCACATAGTGCTTATACGCAGCTTCCCACGCCGCTACCACGCCAGCATCCTCTAGACCATCGGCAACCAGTCCAGTTCGGGTGTCAGACAAAAGCTGGTCCACGTCCTTGGCAATCAGCGCCAGTGCATTGCCCTTTCCTGCGGTGTTGAAATCAACGAGCACCTTAGCCGCCTCTTGGTTGCTCAAGCCGGACAGTGCTTCGTTGTCCTTCATGTCTGGGTTGATTGCCTTCATGGCTGCGTTGCGCTCTGGCGCGTGGCGGGCATGCAGGTACAGATTCACGTCGTCCATGGTCACACTTGCGTTTTTTCCAGCAACGGCTATCTTTGCAAGGATTGGTTCTACGTGTTCCTTGTGCAGAGCCTCCACACGCGCTGCCACCTTACCGTGATACAGCTCTTCATTCAGGTACGCATCGGCGTACTGTTTTAGGCTGCCGTACTGATTGGCGATTGCATCGCGCACGCGTTTGAGGTCGATTTTGTTGTTCTGGATTGCACGGATGAAGCCGTCACCAGCACCGGGCTCAGGAACAGTCCAAGTGTTAGCAACGGACTGCATGCTGTTTGTGGCAAAGGCTGGCTCTGCCATGTCGTTCCAAGTGTCAACGGCTGGGGTCGCGTCCACTTCAATCTTGCCGAAAATTTCATTGATAAGCGCGTTGGCCTCGTCATTTTTCACGGCACGCAAGTCAGCAGCGTATTTCTTAAAGCCCAAGAAGTCAGCCAGTTGGGCCAGCCACTTCGTCAGCACAGAGCGCACGCGCTCAAGCACGGGCTTGTCTTGCGGACCGCTGCGGTTTTCCTCTGCAAAAATGGCCAAGGCTTCATCCACACCACGCGCTTTGGCGAATGCCTCGCCATAAGTCGCCTTTGTCCGTTGGCCAACTGCCGTTTGCACCCAAGCGTCTGCTTCTTTTTTGATGTAGCTGTCTCGCTCGTAGAGTTTTGACATTTGGGATATAAACTGGTCTCTGGTCAAAAATCGGCGCAACCCATAGTGGAGCAATTCGTGGAAAAACGTCCGTTGTACTTCGGTGCGACTATCGAGGAAATCTCGAAAGAGATAGATGCTGGAGTCATGCAAAGCCCCGGAAATTCCATCACTATCGCTTGCCCCCGGAAGTACCCCGACCGCAGTATCAAGCACCCGAATTACGGGTTTATGCGCGAACTTCGCGAGCGCGTAGCCAATTTCTTCTTCAATCGCCGACGGGGTTAAGCGCTCAGAAATATTGACGGGCTTGCCTTTGCTGGTGCTGTAAATTTCAACACCCTTATCTGTCTCGCGGCTTTCCGTAGTTTTAAAGAACTCGTCAAACCCGGCGCGAATAGCTGGGATTTCTCCCGCTGTTGGGTAGGGGTAGCTTTCATCAAGCTGCATTCCAAGCGCTGCCATCGCATCCCAAGTTTCAGGGTCAACAATGTTGGCCAAGTAATCGTTTGATGCGTTTTGGTCTTGCAGCTTTGCAATCAAATAACTCTCAAAGGCGCGTGCCGACATTTCCACGTCGGTGGTCCAATAGTCTTTGCTGCGCTTGCCATCGAGTTGTGCAGAGCGTGCCTTGATGGCCGTCGAGTTAATGGCCTTCATCACGACGCCATAAGCGTCCACCATTTCTTTGCGCACACCTTTGTCTTGATACAAATACTTGCTACCAGTAGAAGCGAGCTTCACATCGAGGGCGTCTGTCATCATGCCGTCGGCTTTGTTGCGCTTGCGTGAGAAGTAGTTGTCGAGTGCGTGCCACCATTCATGGCCAAGACTGCCAGCGCCATTTTTCTTGGTGAGGTTAATCACCACTTTGTCGCGCTCATAGTGTGCAGCGGCAGGGCTTACGCCACCGCTACCACGCGCACCAAATGCAAGGCCAAGCTCACCATTCAATGAGATTGCCTTGGCCGGAATGTTCAACACTGCGGCCATGTCCATGAGCGCGTCGAATGCGTCATTCAAATCTTGTTGGCGTCGGCCTTGCTCAACCCAGTTGCCAAACTCAACACCACGGAAACCAAAGGCAGCACCAAACATTTGTGGTGTCACGTCTTGGCCATTGCGCATGTCTTCACCAACGCGTGGCTCGTTCATGTCGCGGCGCTCGCGTGGAATTTCTTTTACCTTCTCCAACTTGTCCACCAACTCGGCTTGGCTTTCAGCTTTGTAGGTGCGTGCCTCTTTGACCGTGGCGAATGGCCCGGCCAAGTCGATGTAATTGCGGCCCAGCTTCTTGCCAACGAAGAAGCCATCGACGCGGTACTTTGAATAAATGTCGAAGGTGACTTGCTTTTTGGCGTCGTCCTTGCTGGCCAAACCCTCATAAAGCGCTTTGAACTTGGCGACGACTTCTTCTTTGGTATTGCCTGCGGCAACTGAGCGTGGCCAGCTACCAAATGAACTTGATTTCGTCTTTTGTTCAATCACCCACTTGGTCACGTTCTTCTCACCCGTATAGAGCGAATAGAAGTTTTCTTGCATGGTCATGCCATCGAGCGATTTGCCGTGGCCGACTTCCAAATAAAGCTCGACGCGGCCCAAGAGTGGTTTGATGGTTTGCGACTTCTCAATAAACTTTTTGGCCGTGCCTGTTTCGGATTCTTTTTCGCCCATGATTAAGTTGGCGAAAGAGCGAAGTGTTTTTACCTGCTCTGCCCAGCGCTTGACCTTGTAGCTCTGGCGTGGCTTGGCTGGGATTTCGTCGCGTGCTGCGCGAATAAATGCCACGGTCCAAGGGTCCGTGCCGCCATCGAGCAATGCTTGATAGTCTGGTTGTGGCCAAACTTTGGAAAGCGGTTGCAACGCGATGTCGTCGTCAACAACTTCGCCAAGTTGGTCCTTGAATGAAGTCCACACGTCTTTGCGTGCGCCACCAATCTTTTGGCCAAAGTCTGCGATTTTGTCTTGCGCTTCGGTAGGTGTCTCGGCTTGTGTCGCTGGCTTGTTGCCGCGCTCAATCACTTCGTCTTTGGCTGAGAACATGGTCGAGTGAGTGCGTGGCGATGATGCAGAAACCCATTCGCCATCACGCTTGCCAACGCCTTCAACGGTCACGGACCAGTTGCCGCCATTCCAGTCAAACGATAGAACGCGACTGTCGGTTTTCCAATAGTCGCTCTTGATGATGTTGCCCACTGCAAAGTGGTCTTCGAGCTTGGCGCGTAATTCTGCGGCGCTCTCTTTGTGTTTGCGTGCGGGCTTGGCTGGTGCTGCTGGCGTCGCCTCTGGTGCTGGCTCTGCCGGGGCTTCTTCTTGTGCCGGGGCGCTGAAAATATCTTGCTGGCCCGACAATGAATCTTCGGCGCTTTGGCCAAGTTGAAAGTTGTCTGCGCTGGCACGCTGACGGTCGGCAATGTCCTTTGCCTCGCGCTCTGCCTTGGCGTTTTGTTCTGCCTCGCGGTCTAGGCGCTTGCGCTCTTGCTCGGCCTGTTCGAGCTTGGCCAAGCGGTCCTCAATTTCTTGAGGCGTGTAGCTGGTCAGCCCTTGGTCGGGGCTTTCTTGGCCTGCTTCGCTTGTTGGTCCCGCATTGCTCGGTTGGCCATCAACTTGGCCGCTATCTGCGCGGCTTCCATCGACGGTTTCTTGCCCTTGTCGCCCTTGAGCATTTCCGCCATCTGGTTCATTGCTGCCGCTTCGAGCATTTTGTGTGAGGGCGTTTGTGAGTTTTTGTTTTGCGCTGTCATAGTATTCCTCGTCTGACTTATTTACGTTTTCGCGTACCGCTTCATCCATCAGCAATTCAGAATCAATGCCAGCGGCTTCGAGCTGTTCAATCAGTGCGCGGACTTCTGCTTGCAGTTCCTCGCTTGCAGGTTCGTAACCTGTGTCGCCAGTGTAGTCGGACGCATCCAATGGACCCAGTGCGTCTTCGGCCTCACTCTGTTGTGCCAAGTAGTCTTCAAACTGGGTTTGTCGCTCAAGCTCTGCGACGCTTTCCCAGCCCTCGTCTGTGTATTGGGGATTGCTGACGCTGCGCTTGATTAAGTCATACGCTGCGTTGTGGCTGTCTTCTTTGATGTAGCCAGCCTCTTGCAAGGCTTCGGCGGCCTGCGCAATGGACATGCCTTTGCCCTTGCCTGCAAAAAGCCAGCGGTTGCCAATCTTGACGTTGCCCTCAATGCCAAGGTCTGAGCGCTCGCGTGGGGCCATGCCACCACGCGATGCAATGAACTCATGCGCGGCCATTGGCTTGCCCTTTGAACCTGCTTCTGCGTTGGCACCACGGATTCGCTTGGCTGCCTTTTCCTCGGCGGCAAGCTGCGCGGGCGTCTTGTCAGCAAGAACAAAGCCGCCAGCCACTTGCTTGACGCGCATCATGGGTTGGAGCTTCTTGGCTTTTTGTGCTTCCAGCTTGGATTTAAATGGCGTGCCACCTTCGTCGATGCTGGTGCCGTCTTGGCCAATGTAGCCAGTCAAAGCCTTGGGTGTAGATGCAGCCTGCAACGGCTGGGCACCCCCGGCCCCTGCCTCGGTAGCCACCAAGGTGGCAGGCTGCGAAACTGGTTGCGCTACATCGGCAGCGGGTTGGTCTGTTGCAGGTGCGACTTGCTCTGGTAGTTGGCCAACGGCGTCCAGTGGTGCAGTGCGCACCGCTGGCTCAGTTGCTCCATTTCCTGCGAGGTCCAGTTGCCCGGCGTCGCGAACTCGTTGCACAGTGCCCATGCCTGTGTCTGCGTCAAGTGGCACGCTTCCAAGGGTGCTTGAATCCACGGGCTGTATAACATTTGCTGCGCCATTGTCTTGGGTCTCCGTGTCCAGTTGAATGTCGTCGGCCACGGCGGTGAGCTTGGGCACGTTGAGCGGACTGTCTTGGGTTGCTGTTAAAGCAATTAGGCTGGCCAGCGATTGAATGGCCTGCTGGGGCGCTTGCTCGCTTTGCTGGGGCGCTGGTAACGCCGGGGTAATTTGAGCGGCTTGTGGCTGCGATACGGGCGCTTGCTGCACGGGCGCTGCTGGTGCTTGGCCAGTGCCAAAGATTTTCTGCACGGCTGCTTGGTAATCGGCAGCGGTTGGCTCTGTTGATTGTGTTGGTGCTTGACTGCGTGACAGTCGGTTCATTGCCGCATTGGCTCCACCCATCAAGGCAGCTTGCGTGCCAGTGGCCACCAATGTTTGGTAGGCAGCGCCGGGACGCTCGGCCATGTACTCGCCCCATGTCTTATCGGGGTTGGCCACTGCCGTGTCGATGGCGTCTTGTGTGAGCGTGGCCACTTGTTCGGGCAGCGCATCGCGTGCGATGAATCCCGTAATCATCTTGGTCGCACCAATCTTGCCGAAGTTTTTTACCAAGAAGCCCATTGGCATTTTCTCGGTGAAATACTCGATGCCTGCCTCGCCCACTGCTGCTGGCAAAGCCTCGCCGGGTGTCGCGCCACGCTGGCGATATTTGCCATAAGCATCCGGCACCATTGGTGCCACCATGCCGCCAAGCGCAATCTCAGGGTTTTTAGTAAGTATTGCTGCCGCCAATGAAGGCACCATGCGGGCGGTGCTCGATAAGCCACCATAAACGGCTCGCGCTGTGTCGCTCTCAAACTCAGGCGTATTAACTGCCGTCATCAAGTCGGCTTGGCCACGTTCTTTGCGGGCTTGATTTTGCAGATATTCAGAGCCAGCCATGTCGCCAGCCATTTGGTTAATACCTGCGCGGGCATTCTTGCCGCCTGCCACCACGTCGGTGAACAAGCCATTGATGATGCTTGATGCCGATGGCTTGGGGCCAACAATCGGGCCAATGGTGCCAAAGTCCTTTTGGCGTTGTGCGTTGTCGTCGAGCTTGCGCGACAAACGACTTGCAGTATTAAAGTCGAAGGCTGCCGGGTTTGGCTGCAAACCTTCCAACACGCTTGTTGGCGCTGGTTTGAGCGCCGCCATGATGTCAATGCCCATTGCTGCAAGCGGTGCGCCTGCGCTTGGGCTTTGGCCGTCGAGGTTCCCGGTGAACTCTTTTAACTTGGGGGCTGCGTCAAGTTGTCCGTCGAACTCTCGTAGGGCCATTTATCACTCCATAAGGTATTTCTTCCCGTCTGGTGCTTGATAGACTGGCTTGCCATTTGAGGTGCCAATCTGCTTGTAGCCAGCGGGGACTTTGGCCTCAATTTTGGGAGCTGCGCCACCACCCGGCGGATTTTTGTTTCCGTTTTGCTGAATTCCACGACGGTCTAGACGCTTTGTCACTTCTGCATTGATCGTGTCTTCATCTGCACCCGGATAGTCTTTTTCCACGGCTGCAATGATTGCGTTACGAGCCTTGGCGTTTGTGGCCGCCTCGCCCGTTCCGCCTGCACTTGGCATGGCTCCTGTCTTTTGCAAGATGCCAAGTTTTTCAAGCAACAACTCTGCGTTGGCTGACGAGTTTCCAGCTGACGCGTTACGCTGATTTGCAAGCGCGTTTTGCACGGTGCTGTAAATCTTGGCAACAACCGGATTGGCTTCTGCTTGCCCACCTGTGAAGCTGTCAATGCTGTAACCCGTATTGCCCACGTTGTCAAAAAGTGGCTTGCCTGCGGCTGCTGCATTGGCCTTGCCATAGTTTCCAGCAAGCGCTGGGTCGGCCACCACGGCATCAATGCCGCGTGCTTTTTGTTCTTTCAGCGCTGCGCCTGCGCCTTGGTCTACATTGCTGCCCGTGGCAAACATGCGCTGGGTGAGCGACATTGCTTGGGCCAGCTTTTGCATGGTCGCATCGTTTGCTGGTGCTGGCATCACTGGGCCAACGCCGTCCACTGGTGTTTGGTATGACGGGCCAAAGCTGCCCGTGGCAATACGCTCGCGGAATGCTGGTGCAAGGTTTGTCGGCAAGCCCAAACTGAGCATGGTGTTTTCGAGCGGGTCATTTTGAATGGCCAACGCGCCGCGCTTTTGCTCGGCTTCGGTACCCAGCTTGTTGCCAGCCATCATGTGGTGGTAAAGCTGCGCACCTTTGAGTGACGAATCAGCCTCTGCCTGTTGGCGATACATCGGGGCCATTGCTGCGGCCTTGAACAAGTTGCCAAGACCTTGGCCCGCTGCGAGTGCGCCGCCGCTTCCGTCGATTGTGAAATTCATTGGCTTATCCCCCGACTTTCATTTGTTTGAGCGCACTGAGCCATGAGTTGTTGTTGGCGCCAGTCCAGCCCTTTTGAGCGTTGAGCGTGGCAATGGGGTCGGCTGTTGCATTCGCTGCATTTGCTTCGGCTGCGGTCACGCTGCCAGTGCCAGTGCCGCCGTATGCCAAACCAGCGCTGCCGCCAGCTTGAAGCAAGCTACCCAAGAACACTTTTTCAGCGTCGGGGCGGCCAGCAACTTGAATGCCGATTTGGTCGGCTGACTGTTGGCCACGCGAGAAGCTGTTGAGCTGGTCAATGGCTTGGCCAGAATCGAGCATCTGGATGCCTTCATTCATGCGCAGGCGGTTGGCCGAAGTGGTCTTGCCAAGTAAGCGGGCCAGTTGCTCGGCTGACTTGAGCGAAGCCACGGTCGATGCTGCCTTTGCGTCTGAGTAGTCGCTCGACACGTCGCCTTGCGTTGTTGTTTGCTGGGCGCGAATTTGTTGGCTCTCGCTCACCGGGGCCATAAGCTCAGTGGCGATTTGGTCTTCGATGACGGCTTGCTCTTTCATGCGGTCGCCGGGCGCAAACTTGCCAGCGGTGTCAATCGCTTTTTTCTCAGCTTGCTTTTGCAATTCGGCTTGACGCTCAAGGCTTTGACGAATAGCCGCATCTTGGCGTTGTGCCGCCTCTGTACTTGCTTGGTACTGGGTATATGAGCCAGCGACAAGCGCGGCCAGTGCTGCTATTTCTAAACCTGTCATGCCTTGGCCCCTTGGTAAGTTTGCTGTGGGCTAGATACGCCAAACCACTGGCCACCCGCTTGGGTGCCTGCCGCGCGTCCGGCGTTGACTTGGTTCATCAAATACGCTTGGCTCAAGTCGTTGAACAAGCCGCCAACGGTTGAGCCTGCGCGTGCTTGCGCCACGCTGTCAGCGTTGGCCTTTAATCCACCAAGCGCCATTTGCGCAGCCGTACCTGTGTCAATGCCCGACTGGGCCATACTGATTAAGTTGGAGCGCGTGCGCTCGTCGGCCACTCGGAAATCTGCGGCGGACTGGTCGGCAATACCGCCAGCACGCATCAAACCTTCGTTGGTTCGTCGGTCAAGTTCTGCATTGCTGTCAACGTCCACCGAGCTACCAAGCAAACCACTGCGGGCCAAGCCGAATCGGTTGTTGCGCTCTGCCTCAGTTGCTTGTCGGTCCACCTCTTTTTTGTTGAGGTCATACACCGCAGTTTTTTGGCTGGCATACATAGCGTCGCGTGAGTTGGTTGGGTCTCCGTCAGCCCAATAGTCATAAGTCTCGTTGCGGGTGATGGGATTGCCTTCTTGGTCATAGACTTCGACAGCACGCGTTCCGGTCTTTTTCACCTTGTTGTTAAAAATGTTGTTGATTTCCTCGGTCGCCGACTTGATGCGTGCTTGACGCTCGGCCTCTCGCTGGCCTGCGCCACCATCACCACCGCCGCCACCTTTGTGGGGTCGAATGCGCTCACCTTTGTTGCGTGGCCATGCGCCAATGGCAGGACCGCCAAACTCTGCGGATAACTGGGCATCCAGCTCGTCCATTGTCATTCGTGCTTGCATTTTTTCCTCCAACTCACAACTCTGCGCGTACAACGCGATAAACGGGTTTAAATCCAATTCGTCCAAGCATCCGGGCCATTGCATCGCTGCATGAAGCCTCAATCACGGTGGCCCCGGCGCTCTTGCACCAAGTCTTGAATGCCTCAAAAAACTCTGCGGCTGCATCATCCAATCCACTGCCACCAAACGCCATCACATTGACGGCCAAGGTTTGCGGGTAGTGCACGAACTCAAAAGCCATTGCAAACTTGCCAGCGCCGTCTTGTTCACCCACTGCGGTAATGACACGACCTTCGGCTGTCATGCGCTCGATGTCCTTGACGGTAAATTCGCCGCGTGCGGCTTGGTCAATTACTGGTTGGAACAATGGCTCGGCCATGTGGAATTTTTGTGCCAAAAGCTCAGGGCTGGTGATAAATGTGACGTTCATTTACACCGGACCCAAAACGTCGTAGTACAAGGTGACGGAATCCAAGCGGAATGTGGCCGCGTCGTAGTTTCGGAAACGAAGCGCGAACTCGGTACCAGAGCACTCCACGGGAATCATTCCCGCCGGGCGGGTATTGCCCTTGACCTTGACGGGCAGCGTGAAGGCGTCTGGGTCGCGCACATCAAAGCCCACGGAAAACTCGCACTTGCCATCAATCACCACGTCAGCGCCATAAATGCGTTTGAGCTGGCCGGGCGTCTTGAAGTTCATGTATGGCAGGTCAAGCAACACCTCAAACTGGGTGCCGTCGTCCGTGCTCACCGCTGGGTCCAGCTTATAAACGCTGTCACCGCTGCGGATGTAAAGCTCTTGGCCAAGTTCTGCGAAGGCATCGACTGGCTGGGTCAAAAAGTATTGGCTCCATGCTGCAATCTTGGCCGTGCGGCTGATTGAGTACACGAATAAGCGGTTTCCAATGGCGCAAATGTATTGGCCAGTCCCGTAGAAATAGAAGGCCCGTGGGAATACCCCGGCCACCTTTGTCTCAGGGCGCACCAATGCGTCAATGGGTGAACCCACGTCAACGTCAGCCAAGTTGCTGGTGAGTTGCAGCGTGGTGATTGAGCGAAAGCCGTAGTCGCTCAAGAAGTACAAGTCGCCAGCCACCGACGCCACTGAGCGCGGAAAGCTGGTGCCCACGTTCTCAACGATGTCGTCGAGCTTCATGTTGGTTGGGTTGGGGTCAACGCTCCACACTTGTGCGCCGTCACGGCTCAGGGCCACCAACTTGTTTTGGTAGATACCAAGCGCGTTGGTCGAGCGGTCGCCGCGTGAGTTCAAGCCCGTTGGCAAGAAGCCAGCATCATTGGCCGTGGTCCAGTCGCGTGGGTTGCCCGTCTTGCAAAAGCGCACGGTGTCGCCATTGATGGCAAAGAGCTTTGACGACAACTTGACCACGCCTTTGGTGTCGGGGCAATTTGTGTCAGCAATGTGAGTGGCTGCGCTACCATCAAGGTAATGGTGCTCAACGGTGCCGTTGTCGTATTGCACCGCGCAGTAAATAAAAGCATTGAATACGTCGGCATAAGGCACGTCTGCAACTGGGCGAGCGCCGCCAGAGTATTGGACCTTGTGCGACTGGAAAAGCGTATTGGCGTGCGTAATGGTGCCGCTGCCATAAAACGTGTGCAGCTTGCCAAACGCGGCAAACAATCCCTTGGTGCCTGTTTCCAAGTCGGCCACCTTGACCAAGCCGGGGCGCTTTTGCGTGGCCAAGCCCGTGGTGACATAGGCGTTTTTCATTTCGCGCAGGCGGTTGGCATCCGATACGGATGCGCCTTTGCGAAGGTCAATACCTAAGTCGAATCGGTCGAAGGTGATTTGTCCCATTTTTTACGCTCGCAGTGAATAGCCGTTTTCGGTGCGAGCCACTTGGCCCTCACGCGATGCAGCATTAGTGCCCACGAAATAACGCGTGTTCTCTTTTTGCTTGCTCTTTTCTTTGGACAGCATCACTTCAAAAGCCTTTGCAGGCACTTGAGCATCGGGGTGTCGATAGTGCGCCTTTGCGTTGGCCAGTGCGTACAAGAACACCAAGCGGTCGGGCACGCTTGGACGGTCGCTTGAGCGGTCAAAGCGTCCTTTGCCTGCAATGTGCTCAATGATTAATTCGTAGGCTTGGCCGGGTATTGGCCAAATCTCTAGCTGGCCATTGAGCGTGTCGTACTTGCTAGGCTGATGACGATGGCTTGAGAATGAGCGGTCTGTCTCGGTGATGCCTTGCATCATCTTTTCGCGAATGGTGTCTGATACCTTGACGTGAATAGCCAGAACTTGGCCGGGGTCGATGTCTTCGTCGTCGTTGTCGTCATGCCAGTCGTACAAATGCGAATTGGCTTGCAGATTGATGATGGCCCGCTTCTTCAATGCAGGCGGCTCCAATTCGCTGTAAACATACTCATGGGCTTCTTGCAGGTAGCTCTTGAGCACGGCTTCGTTGGCTTTGGATGCAGAGCCTTGGGTGACAAAACCCAAGCGTGCGCGAAGCTCGGTAAGAAGCTCGCCAAATGTCTTGTTGCGTTGGGTTAATGCGTTCATGTGTCGCCCTTTATGCCGTGGTCAGCACGATGGAAAGCACGCCAGCCGTCAGCACTAAGCGGGCACTCACAGAGCTGCGGCCAACCAAGCTGGCGGTCTTTGTCGCGGTGTCAATCAAAGTAACTGCACCATTCAAGCCGTCGTCGCCGGGGTCGCCCTTGGCACCTGCAACACCTTGGATGCCTTGCAAACCCTGAATGCCTTGGATGCCTTGTGCACCTGCTGGGCCTTGTGTGCCCGTGTCGCCCTTGCCGTACTGCACGCCAGTGGACCAGTCGCCACTTGTGGCCGACAACTTGAAATATAAAAACCCGGTGTTCATCGCCAAGAACGAAAAGCCCTTGGGTTGCAGGTTGTAGAGCGACTTGTTGGCGGCAAGGTCGAGCGCGTCAGCATCAAACGATGAACCTGTGTCGCCCTTTACGCCTTGAATACCTTGCGTGCCTTGTGGGCCCGCCGGGCCTTGAACACCAGCCGGGCCGGGGATAGCCAGCGCGGCAATAGCTCCAGCCGTCAAGTTGGATAGCTCAACGATGGCGTTGGCCAACGTGCCGTCGTCTTTCTGAATCAGCGCAGCGTTATCGCGTAGCGTGTTGATTGAGATTGCAACCTTGTCCAACTCGGCATTGAGCGAACCGTGGTCCGTGCTGGCAGAATTGTTTTCGAGAAAGTTCTTGGTGCGGTTGTAGGCTTGAGCTTGCATGGTTATTTCACTCCTTGTTTACGTGATTTCAGATCGGCCTCGATGGTCTCTACGCGAAACCGCAAGAGACTCACTTCGCCAGCCAACACACTTGACGACACGTTGCCGCTCTTAACTGTGACTTGCAAATCGGCCACAGAGGCAATCAAAGTCTGCACGGCAAAGTACATGCTGATGACCGCCCACGAAATAAACGTGACCCCTCCCAGCAAGTAAGGCAGCGGAATCTTGAAGTCGATAACGCGGTCGAGCTTCACTTCTTGCATGATTTCTTGTGGCATTTTTTGTCCTTAAATTTGTCGGTCAATCACAGCGCCGCACCAGCCACAAACAGCGCATCCACATCGGCTTCGGTCAAGCCCAACGTGCCGATCAGGGTTTGGGTCAGCGCATCGTCTCGCTCGACGCTGGCCGAAAACTCCCACTGGATACGGGCCACGTCGCCGTCCGGGCCGGTCATGGCGGCGACTGCGTTATTGGCGGCGGTCAAATGCCCAGCGGCCAATAAGGCCAACCGCGCTTGGCGCGTGGTCACCACGGTCGGCACGGGCTCCACAAACGCCACGTACACCGGCAATGCTGGCGGCACGGCATCCGGAAAGTCCGCAGCGCTCAAGCCAAAGCGATTCACCGTTGACTCATCGGCCACGGCCACCCAAGCGCCCGCCGCGTCATCCCGGTCAAGTCGCCAAAGCGAGCCCGCGAGTTGCACCATGAAGGCGTCAAATTCAGGCGTGCCCTCGGCAGCGGCCAAGTCTTCAGCGGTGTTGATGAATGTCGATTCCATGGGTTTTCCTTATGTGGTTGAAGAGGTGGCAGGTGTCGGCATGGGCAGCGTGGCCACGCCATGAGGCGATGAATTTGCTCAGCCGGTCGGGTTCGTCGTACTTGACGAATTGGGCGATCTTGCGTTTGGCGCGGGTCACTGAGTCTTTGCGCAGTAGCTTGTGGCGCGGCCAAATGCGGTAGCCTAAAAAGTTGATGCCCGTGCTGATGGGTGCCACTTGCCAATGGCTGATGCCCAAGCCCAGCTTGTCAGCGCTGAGGGTCTTGATGTCCTCGAACCAGTGGCGCAACTCGTAAGGGTTGCTGCTCAACACCACGATGTCGTCCATGTAGCGCGTCCACTCGCGCGCACCCAAAGTGAAGTGAATAAACCGATCTACCACGCCGCCGTAAACGTTGGCGAAAAGCTGGCTGGTCAAACTGCCAATCGGGATGCCGACACCGGTGGCGGGCAGCATGGCTTCGATGAGTGCCAACGTGCGGGGGCAACTGATTTTCTGGCGAATGAGGCCATGCAGCACCGCACGGTCAATCGAGTAAAAGAACTTGCTGAAGTCGGTCTTGAGAAAGTGCGTGGCTCCGGTGCGGCGCAGACCTGACTGCACATGCCGCACGCCTGCGTGCGTACCCATGCCCTGACGGCACGCAAAGGTGCCAGGCAATAGCGTGGCCTCAAAGATCGGGCCGATCACCGCCACCAGCGCGTGCTGCGCCACCCGGTCTTTAAATTCCAATGCACTGATGGTGCGAGCCTTGGGCTCGTACACGGTGAATTCCCGAAAGCCGCCCTGCACCCAAGTGCCGGCCAAAATCTCATCACGGAGTAGCGCCAAGTTCATTTCGGCGTACTCTTTGAATTCCAAATATCCCCATGTCAGGCGCTTGCCTGCTGAGGTGCGCTGATAGGCGAGCCGCAGATTGTCAATATCTGCAATTTGCTCAATGAGGTGCTTGTACTTTTTACCCATCACAACGCCCCTGCAAACTTGGCAAACCAGACACGACTTTCACCAACCGTTGCCGGTGGCTACTCGTCGTTTTTCTGAACCCCCAAAGGTATTTGCCGAAGCAGGACAGCATGGCTGACCACACAAAGTAAGGTCGGCCCAGCGTGCCGTGGCAGCGCCGGAGCGAATTTATAAAACTTGTGTCCTCACAGACGCCGCGGCTCGAAATGTTGTTGTTCGAGTTCATGGGCGAGTTGTTCCAGTTCGAGCAACGAGAACCGGAGTTCGACGTTTCATCCCAGTTGCCCCCAAAGATTGCGGCGTTTATACCCATGCTACCCCCTGCGTTTTTGCTT